CTCGACGAGGACTATCATAGCTGGCAAACTGCAGGGGTTCATGGACGTCTAGTTCATAGCCATAATTTTCGGCATTTAATCTATGTATGATGTCTTTTACACGTTCAAATAACCAGATGTTTTCATGATCTGGAAATAACCAGGCATTGCTGCTGGCTCTTATCTTTGATTTGTTGCTGCCATCAGCCAACACTGAGTCTGTTAGAGTTTTTTGCTGACCTATTGCAACAATGCTGTCTATTTCAGCACTGGTAAAAGCATCTTCCTGTACCACAAATAAGGGTACTAGGTTATTAGGTATCTTGGATGCCATTTACCCCTCACAGGCTAGACATTCATTACCTTCGGCCAGAGCTGTTAGATCAATCTCCTTGATTACTTCACGCTCAATGCGTTTACTAACTTTATCAGCCTTGGCAATTTTATCACTGCGACAATAATACATGGTTTTTAATTTTTGCTTCCAGGCCTGAAAATGAACGGCATGTATGTATTTGATGTTGCTGTCTGGGCGGAAGAATACGTTCAGACTCTGTGCCTGATCTATGAACTCCTGGCGATCGGCTGCATGTTGCACAACCCAGCGTTGATCAATCTCCATGGCAGTCTTGAACACGTCCTTGGTGTATTCATCCAGATAATCCAGATGCTGTACACTTCCGTCATTGGCTATGATGCTGCTCCAGGCTTCGTCATACTTGTCACCGGCCTTTTCTTTGAGAATACGATCTAAATACTTGTTCTTGTTTAAATGGGATCCTGAAAGTGTATCTTGACGATAAGCGTTAGCACGATAAGGCTCGATGCTAGGACTAGTATTTCCCATGATGATACTAGTTGAGGCATTGGGAGCAATAGCGAGCATATGACTAAAACGGTTCCCAGTACCCACTGCATCAGGAGCTTCGCCACGAGCCGCACCAAGGGTTTTGTTCGCATCATCTAATTGTTTCCTTACATGTTTAAATATCTGTTTGTTTAGGCTAACTGCCAGTGCACTTTCCCAGGCTACATTTCTCTTTTGTAAGAGCGCGTGCCAACCAAGCGCGCCAATACCGATACTACGCTCCCTAGCAGCACTAAACTTAGCACGTTTAATAACATCAGGGGCATTAGTAATAAAATACTCAAGTACATTATCGAGCATTTCAGCAATGTCAGCAAGAAATTTAGGATTATTTTTCCATTCATCATAATACTCCAGGTTCAGACTACTTAGGCAGCATACAGCTGTTCGTTGTTCATTGGTTGGTAGAATAATTTCACTGCAAAGGTTACTCTGATGAATACGAAGACCCTGATCCTTTAACCATTGCGGTAATTGACGATTTGATTCATCTATAAAGTGCAAATAGGGTTCACCAGTTTGCATGCGCATTTCCAGAATGCGTTGCCAGAGTTCTTTGGCACTTACAGTTTCGCGTACTTCTCGGCTATGGGGGTCAACCAAGTTCCAACTGTCATTAGCATCTTTATCCAGCATGCAACGTTCTATGATGTGCATGAAGTCGTCAGTGATGTTGATGCCATGATGCATGTTCAGACAACGCATATTCTGATCGCCTGTGGGCTTGCGCATTTCCAAGAACATTAAAATGTCAGGGTGTGAAATATCCAGGTAAGCAGCATAACTACCGCGACGAGTACGGCCTTGACGATAAGCAAGACTGCTAGCATCGTACATTTTAAGATGAGGCATAACGCCAGTAGACTTATCATCAGCAGACCTGATTCCAAAGCCAATACCAACACCGCCCCCAAGCATAGATAACCAATTAGTCTCAGATAGATTTTCAACTAGTCCCTCTGCAGTGTCTTCAATAAAGTTGAGAAAACATGATATGGGAAGGCCACGTTTACTGCGACCAAAACTAAGCACAGGAGTAGCATAGCTAAGCCAATGACGGCTGGCATACTCATAGAGTCTCTGAGCATGTTCTGGATTGGTTCCAAATTGTTTACTAACAAATGCGAATCTGTGTTGTGGGCTAGTTTCATCATCTCGTAAATAACTTTCTTTCATTCTCAATAAACCTAATTCATCGAATAAGGCATCTCTTTCGAGATTAATTTCTAATCCAAGATATTGCATTTTAATCCTTTAAAAATTCAGTATATAATACTACTCACTCAGTGTCAATCTATTAGGGGTTTATTTTCTTTTGTTCGCGTGCCCAGTCCTGCAGAGCCTTTAACTGCTCTTTTACTTCGTAGAAGGTTCCGTAGTTGAGGACTGTGGTGTCGAGGAGTCTAGAGAGCGTAACGTCTCGGGCGGCTCCTTCATTAGTTCCGGTGGTGGAGTCGGGAACGACGTTTTTTGCGGCAGCATCGTGGAGCACGACGGCAGAGCCAGGAATAGTGCAATTAGCATCAGCTTCTTTGGTGATGTATTTGGTAACTTGATTTCGTATGGCATTGTTTTTTTCCTTTACAACTTTGGTGCGTTCAATATATTTGTAGACAACCTGTTTACTGGCCTTGGAACTTTCGGCCTTGATACGATCAATCTGTGCATTCATTTCATCTACTTTGTTGCGCCAGTGCATTTCGGTGCTGTAACTGCCTTTAAAATAGACACCGGCTACCAATAATACAACACCGGCTATCTGCAAAAAGCTGCTGTATCTGCTAATAAACGGTATGAACTTTAAAAAGAAGCCAGCTATGGTGCCAGCAATGCCTGCTATTAATATGGCATTGATAACCCAAATTAAAAAACTGTCTGGTATGAAACTTAGAATCCACATATTTTTACCCCTGGTCTAGTATATATATTATTCGGACTTTGTTTCTGGCAGAAGCGGAAATATTTTTGCTATTACTTCTGCACAGGCTCGAGCTATGTCTGCGTGTTCTTTCTGAGTGCCGTTTCCGTCACGAACTTCTATGTAATGTATCCAGCTGCGAAGTGTTCCATTCACATACATTTTGCTATTGGTTAGCCCCTCGGGCAGAACTACGCGAGCTACTTCTTTGGCTATGCCATTTTTGCTGGCCCACTGATAGACTTCGTCGCAGTGTGTTATGATTTCCTGTTGTTTTTGTTTCCAGACATGAGCCAGATACATCTGCTCAATGTTATTGGGATCTACGGCTATGCTGTTCTGACGATTAACTGGGTCCTGCAGACGACATTCTTTCATAATAAAATCCAGGCCCGAACCCACGGCTGTTGGGTCAGCATAGCGCTGGCTAAACTCCTGAAAACTAAAACTTCTGTGGCGCAATATCTGACGAGCTATGTCTCGGGTAGCAGTAATTTCCATGCACACATTGACCATTTCAAATGGGCTCCAGTGCTTGTGTTTGATCATGTATTTTAATAGTTTATCCGCAGTACCAGCATTGTTCTGGTTACCCGGATTGCTAACTCGGGCACAATAGGCCACAAGTTCCTGTATGTTATAAACTTCGTCTTTGCCAACAAAACCCTCGGCTGGCTGAGAATAACTTATGAGGCGAGCAACTGCCATGTTAGATCCTTTTCCAATTATCAAATTTTAATTGAGCTGTTAGCCCCTGATAGGTATTACCATCTACAAAAGTTTTTACATCAATGCCTGGGACAGCTAAAACTAAATCATTGATGTCCTTGGCAGTTGTATAGTCGGGCCAGATCATGATCTTAAAACCCAGTGTAATGATCTTCTGATACATTTTACAGACTTCGCTATTGCGTGGCTGATTGTCTATGACCACAGTTAGATTATTTCGGTCCAAATATAACCCAGTCAGTTTATTAAAACCAGTACCACCCACGGCTATGCAGTTGGGCATGAATAAACTATCCAGAGGACCTTCTACACAATACATGGGCTGGTTTTGATCTAGATCGTCATAACCAAAAATCAATGGGTCCATGTCATTGGCTCGTACTGTTATATATCTAAGAGCTTCTCCACGCAGTGCTCTGCAACTAACTCCCACCAGCTGACCAGATAGATTTCTAAATGGTATGACCAGACGAGGTTCATGTGTCTGTATGGTGTTTAAATAACGGCTATGAAATGTTTCAATGCGTTTGATATCATCAATAAAGTAGAGTCTATGTAGCTGGTCTTCCGGTATCTGACGTTGACTACAAAAGGTTCTGACCTCGCTAGTAGACTCCATTTTATCGACTCTTTGCAGTAAAGTGTCTAGAATAGTGGTTTCCGGTCGTGGTTGGAACACCGGAGCC